TTTCTAAAAGCAGCCTCCCACATCTGCTGCCGCTCGTCTGCTGACAAGTTCTTGCCTTGATCCAGTTCGGCATGGCATCGAATACACAGCGCAGCTACAAAGCAATCGTGAGCCTTCTGCCCCATACCCTTACCGTATACGCCCCAGTTGGCATGCGCTGCTTGAGTCATACCCTCTACCCCGCAATGTTGGCAGGACAGCTCACTTACGGCTTTCAGCAGCTTTTTGGATCTGTACATTCATATCGTCCATCAGTTGACGTTTAGCATTGTTTCCACGCTTCTCTTCTACTCTGTCGAGATAGGCCATTCGCCATCTGACGCTCTTTGTCAGCAGGAATCTAGCCTCACACGCACGCCTGTACTCTTCTGAATGAATCCACATGCCATCGATCATGCGAGCATTGTCGTGTCGCTTGTTACATGCGTAACAGAGTGATCCGTCGCCCATGCTGTCACCCTCTCAACGTATTCTGAGAACTGTTCTTTGTTCAGACCTGTAGTTGACGGTTCTTGTTCTATCAACTCACCGTTTGGCAGCTCAATCATCCTGCCTGGCAGAAACAAGGTCTTGAAGTAGATGTGCCATGTATCACGAGAGTGAGACTTTCCACCCGGCATCACCTGTTCGCTGATAGATTGCAGCAAGGCCCAATAAAACGCGTTCTGGGCGTTTGTTCTGTTGGCTGGCTCTATCCGTACAACCCAGCCTATTTTCGCGGCTCTGAGGGCTTCTAAAGCGGTCTTACGGTGGGCTTCTGATTTGATCTCAAATATCATAGTTCCACCTCTTTCACCTTCCAGCGGTTGCCATCTTTGTACCAGCCATGCAAGACAATGCGCCAGCCTGAACGAAGCATCTCAGGGTAGGCATCTGCCTCCTCGATCTTGTGCCTGCGAGACGAAAGGTTGTCTTTAGAAGTGACTTGCACAGCTACCGTCTCACCGTTGCCGATTGCCAGCAGATCGATACAGCCAAACAAGTCATGTTTCCGCTTCGTAAAAGCGTTGTAGTGCTCAACGAGGGCCACTTGATAGCCCTGCTCAACTAGCAGAGCTTTGCTTTTCGGGGTGAGACTGATCGGCATAGTCGGGCCTCAGAGTGGTAAATGGGATGCCTGTTACGTCCTCGATCTGCAATGCTCGCTTGAGTGGGATCTGCTTTTTCCACCCGTACATCGCCTGCCGAGATACGTTGAGCTTGTCGCACAGTTGTTGAGTGCCGCCCATCATTGCTGCTGCTAACTTTAGAGCTTGATCTGGTGTCATAGATACCTCCTTGGCACAGTATACACATCCTTGACACTACGTCTATAGTTTTGGTCTATAGGTTGTCATTCTGCTATAAATATATTTTCGTTGCATTACTTTTGCAGAAGAGTAGAGTCACTCCTGTAGCACAACTAAACGGAGATAAACATGTGGATTGCAGAAGACCTAAGCGAAGAACAACTGTGCGGTTGGGAGCAGCAAGACCGCGAGCAAGAGCGTCAGGAGTACGAAGTACGCACCTGGTTGCGGTCAACAGACATCGAAACCATCCACTCAATTTTTGATGTTGTCTGCGGTGGATCTGATGAAGCAATCGAGTTGTACGACCGAGCCTTCAGGTCTGTGCTTGCAGGCAAGACGTTTGACCTGCGTGACGAGATCCTGCCGATGCTGCTCGATGAGTACAAATTCTGGAGCGAGGTAGCCTACAAATGAAATACGTAATGCTTGTAATTCTTGGCGTGATGTTAGGGATAACCCTAGTAGACATGTCGGTTGGTAGCGAGTCAACTATCGGGAGTTTCTTGTGGGATCTATTTTGAACCCGGATTTCGTTTGGATTCCAGCAGCAGCAACAAACGTGATGGAAACATGGAGGCGGCATGGCTGGGTGCCACCCTCCGAACAACAGAGTTATCAACAGAAATGGAAAGGTTTTAAGAATGGACAAGATTTCAGCAGCGTTGGTGAAAGCGCAGAAAGCATTCGGCCCAGCACTCAAATCGTCAACAAACCCGCACTTTAAGTCGCGCTACGCAGACCTGGCGGCTTGTGTAGATGCAGTGATTGATGGACTTAACGCCAACGGTATCGCACTAATGCAGCGCACACACGAGTGTGAGACTGGTGTAATCGTTGAGACGATCTTGATACACGAGTCAGGCGAGCAGATCAGCGGTGGAAAGCTGCACGTGCCTGCCAGCAAACACGATGCCCAAGGCTACGGATCGGCTCTTACCTATGCTAGAAGGTACTCGCTCATGTCGACTACTGGAGTGGCGGCTGAAGATGACGATGGCAATGCCGCTAGAAAGCCTCAGATCAGCCTGCAAGCCTCGTTAGCAGCAATGGAGGCATCAACCTCTATGGATGCGCTGAAAACCGCTTACAAGGCCGCATTTCAGGCCCACGGAGCACACGAGCAGATTGAAGCAATGAAAGACGCAATGAAATCAAAACTAATGGAGGTCAAGTGATGTTCACCCACCCCTGGCCGTTCCGTACAACAGACCCTGACACAAGTAAGGTGCCTGTCCATGTTGAGCGCCCCAAACAGATCCATCTGATGATTCTGAAAGAGTTGATGGCAGGCCCAATGAATGCGTATGAGGTATCAGAGAAACTACCTCACATCCTGTATCAGTCGATCACTCCACGAGCTGCATGGCTGTTGAGACAGAAACTCGTAGAGATTGACGGTTTTAGGAAAGGCTCACACCGAGCGCAACGTGTCTGGAAAATCACACAAAAAGGAATTGACCATGTTCGAGCAATTGAAGAAAGTAAGGCCAACAAAGCAGTACGACCGCCCGAATCCAGAGTTGGAAAAAGCAATCAGTGACGTAAAACGAAACTTCCCACACCTGTTTTGGAAAGAATATGAACTTCACAAACGTCGCTTCTACAACCAACCAGCTCATCCAGTCCCCTACGCTGGATTCGTCTCAGCGTACAAGCCAATGGTTCCAGCAGCGTCTAGGCCACGTAACAGCAAGCAGGGTAAGTGACGCTATCGCCGGGAAAGATACAGCCACCAGGCGAAACTATTTGGTTCAACTGGTAGCAGAGAGACTAACCGGCCAGCAACAGGAGTCATACACCAACGCTGCTATGCAGTGGGGTACGGAGACTGAACCGCTCGCACGTGTTGCGTATCAAACAACACATGACTGGGTGGAGGAAGTCGGGTTTATCAAGCACCCGTCAATCGAGTGGTTCGGAGCTTCACCAGACGGGTTCACAGGTGACGGTCTGATTGAGATCAAATGCCCCAATACCACGACACACCTGGACTGGAGGCTTGATGGGGTAGTGCCTGCAAAGCACAAACCGCAGATGTTGGCACAGCTCGCTTGCACAGGTAAGAAATGGGTTGACTTTGTGTCGTTCGACCCACGCCTGCCAGAAAAGCTACAGTTGTTTGTGGTTAGATTTGAACCAGATCAGAAGGAGATAGACGCACTCGAAACAAAGGTCAAAGCATTCTTAGTAGACGTACAAACAGCAATCAACAAACTGGAGCAGTGATGGTTAAGTATGAACTCTCAGCAGCAATCGGCACGTACCAGAAAGACGGTCAAGAGAAGACCCGGTGGGCAAAGATCGGTACGGTAATGGAAACCAAGAGTGGCAAGCTGGCACTGAAGATCGACACGATCCCGGTCAACTGGGATGGCTGGGCTAGTCTGATGGAACCGAGGCCAAGGGATGATAAGAATGACATCCCCTTCTGATGTATCCGCCATCCTAGACGAGCGGGGCAAGCGATACGGCTCGTTCATCGGTCATGCAGCAATATCTCAAGCGTTAAAGCACATCATCTTTGAGAGCAGATCAGACATGGAGTTGATGCCAGATCAACGTGAAGCACTTGAGATGATTGCCCACAAGATTGCAAGAATCGTCAATGGTGATCCGAACTACGCGGATTCATGGCTCGATATTGCAGGGTATGCTCAACTTGTTGCAGACCGATTAAACGAGCGCTAGAGCAGCTTGCTCTGTTTCGACAACCCGTCTCTCCCAGCCACGGCCATACGTCGACCAGGCCGGGAGGGACTTCATATACGCTAGACGACGCGCACACAAGTCCTTTATCAACTGGTCTACAGGTTGAGCCGCTACAGCCTGCAATGTCATCCGACCTATAGCACCATCAGGGTTAGCACCGACAGCCTCTTGCAGGAGCTTTGCGGCCCTCCCAGGCCCACTGTTGACACACGTATCAAACACTACATAGTCGACACCGGCAGGCAGATCGTCAGCCTTAACAGCGTCCCAGTAGCGTCTCTTATAGAACCCGTTCACCAGCTCCGGCGTGAGAGCCTTCATTTCGTCGTGAGTGACCTGCCGGCCTAGATGACCCTCCCACGACTTTTGCGTGACACCGAGGTTGGTACAGCCCTTGCGACCGTCTGGTAGTTGATTGCCAGGATCACGCTCGTCATCAGTGAAACCGCCCTCGTGAGCAATCATTTTCTTGAAAGCAAAGTCCCAGTTCTTGTTCATCGCTTCCTCATGTCAATGATTTTCTCAAGAGTCCGACCACCAAAGTAGAACGACATAATGAGCATGCCCCACTGACCCAATAGCTCGACATAGTTCTGGTTTGTATCCTTACCAAACGCAGACATCATGGCAAACGTGAAATAGCCTGCCAGAATGAATATAAGCGTCATAGGGCGTATATTTTTTGACAGCCATGAGTCACTACCCATGTCTGCTTTTAATCGCTCTGTGAGGTTGTTTTGCTCAATCTCGAATAGCTTAGTCTCGTTGGCGATCTTGGCTAACTCACCGTCTTGGTGGAGTTTTGCAAGCTCTGCCTTGGCCTTGTCTGCTGCTGCTTGGTCAGGCAACACACGGTCAAGGATCTTGCTACCGACTTCAAGCAGAGGCCCGAGTGGAATCATCGTTTTTACTCCTTAGAAATGTTGCCGCAGCTTTAGCACCCTGGCGACCAGCAATACCGCCGACGGCACCAATAGACAACATCATGAC